ACCGGCGCGGCCTGCCGGTCGACGCTGGTCTCGTTTATCAAGCGCCAGCAATGGCCGCAGGCGTGCGAACAGCTCACTCGCTGGATTTACGTGAACGGCGAAATTAACAAGGGGCTAGAGAACCGCCGCGCGCGCGAGCGTGCTTACTGCATCAGGGGGATTCAATGAAAGTGATGTTGTTTTTACTGGTCGCGCTGATTGCTGTTGTGCTCTGGCAGCGTCACGAAAACGGCAACCTGTCCCGCTCTTTTGAACGGGCGAACAGGGTCGCCACGGAACAAAAAACCGCGATCGGAATGCTGAAAAATCAGCTTTCCGTTTCGCAGGGAATTGCCAGGCGAAATGAAACCGCGCAGGTCAGTTTACGCGGCGAACTGCTCGCCGCCAGTGCAATGGCCGTGCGGCGTGAAGAAACCATTACGAGGCTGATAAATGAGAATGAAACCTTACGCCGTTGGTACAGCGCTGAGCTGCCTGATGTTGTGCACAGGCTGCACACCCGCGCCGCCTGCGCCTCCGCCGGTCATTGTTTACAGCGCCTGCCCGAAGGTGAGCTATTGCCCGATGCCGGGAAGCGACCCGGCCACTAATGGCGACCTGAGCGCCGACATTCGCAGGCTTGAGCACGCGCTCGCCGCCTGCGCGCTGCAGGTTGAAACCGTCAAAGACTGTCAGGATAAACTCGATGAAGAAAGCACGCAGCCTGCGCAAGGCGTTAACTGACGCCGTCCCGCAGCTTAAGACCAATCCCGAAATGATGCGCATCTTTGCCGACGAGGGCAATATCGATGCGCGACTCGCGGCCACGCTGTCACACGAAAAGATTTATACCCTGAACGTGATCGTGTGTGATTTTGTGGGCGACCCTGACCTGATTTTCGTACCGGTGGCCGCATGGCTCAGGGAAAATCAGCCGGATATCTGCACGCTCGATGACGGCCGCAAAAAGGGCTACCGTTTCCAGATGGATTTAAACGACGAGGACAGTGTCGATATCAGTATCAGCCTGCAGCTCACCGAGCGCACCCTCATCAAAGAGGAAAACGGCGCGCTGCACGTGAGCTATGCCCCTGAGCCGACGCTGCCAGAGCCCGTCATCCGGCCTAAAGAGCTCTATATCAACGGCGAACTGGTGAGCAAATGGGATGAGTGAATTTAAGCCCTTTGACGACAGGCTCAATGGTCTGATTGCTGCCCTGTCACCGGCAGCGCGCCGGAAGCTGGCCGGGGAGATTGCAAAGGAACTGCGCAAGTCGCAACAGCAACGTATCAAGCTGCAGAAAACACCGGACGGCTCTCCGTATCAGGCGCGAAAGCGTCAGCCGCTCAGGGCTAAGACCGGGCGGATTAAACGGGCGATGTTCCAAAAGCTACGCACAAGCCGGTACATGAAAGCCACTGGCCGTGAAAACAGCGCAGTGGTGGAGTTTACCGGCAAGGTGCAGCGTATTGCACGGGTTCATCATTATGGTTTTAAAGAGCAGAGCAAGCCTCATGCACAGATAGTACAGTATCCGGAACGACAGCTACTTGGTTTAAATCGAAACGAGCAGAGTATTGTCGCGTGTCTGTTGTTTGACTGGATTAATAATTCTTTAAATTAGTTTTGGGTAAAATATTTTTTTAGATAGAAGATTTAAAGGACTTTTTCATCACATGGATAGTGAATGTGTACATGACAGGCAAGCTGTTCGTGTAAATAAAATTTTGATATAGCCAATGGGGAGGTTTGCTAATTATTTTTTGTTATGCAGGTTGAGCAATGATTGATATGTTAAGTCGTCTGGGGTTATCCCTGTGTGGAATTTTAACTGCTCGTCAAAAAATTATAGAATGATGTGAGTTGGGGTTGACTTTAATGATTGATAAGTATATAAGGAAAATTTACCAATGGGATATTCTATGTTAGAACCACCTAAGAGTTATAATGAAATGTTGCCGATGTTGCACAAGGCGACTTTTTTCACTACGTTGATATTTTATTTTTCATTGATCATTTATGGGTATATTCCGCTGGTTGGGATTAATGCTAAATATATCCCTCCCATTAAAGATTATGAGGAGTTCATTAAGTGGGTGTTGACTTTTGGAGTCTTGCCAGTTGCTCTTTCATTTGTGTGGGCCGTCATTAGTGGGGCTTTAGATTTACATAATAATATAGCTAAGTTTTTTCGTGTTCGATGGGCTTGGGATGAGTTTCTAATTATCAGGCCCTTGGCTCTAATTGCTGGAAGTAATAAGGAGTTAACCCGTGATGAAAAATACTTAGTAATGAATAAGTTGTATTATGCAGAGGTTGATGAGATAAAGAACAAGCATTATGTCGAACTTTTTTGGAATAAGGTGTACTATTTTTGGGTTTTCTTTGAGCACACTGTCATTGCAATTATTACTGCTATCGTAATTAGTTTGTCCAAGTTGACTAGTTTATTCTCTGTTACAGGGTCATTACACTACTTATGGGCTTGGGTTGCTTTTTTAATTGTTTTCGATGTTCTAATTTTCTTTGCTTCGGTTAAGCCTAGGACTGAAAGTCAAGTTAGGCAGATACCAACAAAGAAGATAAAGGATTTCTTCGTTGATAACAATATTCAATAAGGATGTTTGATTTGGATTATACAACTTGTGGGGTGACTATTCGCTCTGAAAATGCAGCGAAACCGTATACGATGCCTTCGGTTTACCTTTCTGAATACATTAAAGGAATGAAAGGGATGGGGGATGCGTTGGATTTCGGTTGCGGAAAGCTTAGGTATTCTAACGTACTGGTTGGTAAGTTCAATGCTGTGACTTTCTTGGATTCCGAAAAGCAATTAAATAGATTGCAAATGGTTAGAGGCGTCAAGACCACAGTCTCTGATTACATAAATATAAATTATGTTGGTTGTAACTCTATATCATTTGAAAAAATAAATGATATAGATAAGAAATATGACTTTATACTTTGCTCAAATGTTCTGTCAGCAATCCCATGTAAAAGTACGATCGATAGTGTGATTTCCAGCTTTGCTTTGTTGTTAAAGTCGAATGGGAGGGCTTTAATTGTAAATCAATATAAGAGTTCCTATTTTAAAAGGTATGAGGGCGGAGTTAAACATCTTTATGGCTATGTTTATAAGAATTCCAAGAGTGCTTCTTATTACGGAATTCTTGATGAAAAGTCTGTAAGACAGCTATGTTTGGATAATGGCCTTGCGATAATTAATTCGTGGAGTAGAGAGGGAAGTTCTTATGTGGAAGTCGGAGTCAAAGGAACTGATTAGAGCTCTAAGGGAGGAAATCAAGTGCATTACTAAAATTTGAATGCGAATTACTTAACCCCCTCTCTGTTGTATCAGTCCTCATAAAACCCCGCTCGATTGCCGCTGGCCTCGTCCGGCGGCATCCTTTCCCCATGAATAATTTAAATTCTCTGCAGGAAATCGCACGCGCGATCCGCAACCTTATCCGCACCGGCATTGTGACCGACGTTGACCTCGACGAGGGGCTGTGTCGCGTCCAGACCGGCGGCATGCAAACCACCTGGCTTAACTGGCTAACCTGTCGCGCCGGTCGTTCTCGCGTGTGGTGGGCTCCCTCGGTCGGTGAGCAGGTGTTATTGCTGGCCATCGGTGGCGAGCTCGATACGGCCTTTGTGCTGCCGGGCATTTTCTCTGATGACCATCCCGCGCCGTCTGCCTCGCCCGATGCGATTCATGTGTCATTTCCTGATGGCGCTGTCATCGAGTACGAACCCCAAAACAGCGCGCTCACCGTGTCAGGCATCAAAACCGCCGACGTCACCGCGTCAGACTCCATTACGGCCACCGTGCCGGTGGTGCTGGTGAAAGCGTCGAGCCTCATCACGCTCGACACACCCGAGGTGGTATGTACCAACAAGCTGACAACCGGCACGCTCGAAGTGAAGAACGGCGGGACTATGTCCGGGAACATCGAGCACACCGGCGGGACACTGAAGTCAAACGGCGTGCAGGTGGATAACCACGCGCACGCCAACGTCCAGAGCGGCGGAAGCTGGACTAAGGGGACGCAATGACGGTGCGTTATCTGGGAATGAACAGCCAGACCGGCCTCAGTATCTCTGAGGTTGAGCATATCAGGCAAAGCGTGTGCGACATTCTGGTCACGCCGATAGGCTCGCGCGTCATGCGCCGTGAATACGGCTCGCTCCTGTCGGCTCTGATTGACCAGCCGCAGACCAAGGCGCTGCGCCTGCAGATTATGGCCGCGTGTTATTCCGCGATCCAGAAATGGGAGCCCCGCGTCAGCCTGACGACCATCACTTTTGAGCGGTCGGAGGATGACGGCGGGCTGTATGTCGACATCACCGGCACGCGCTCGGCTAACGGCCAGCCCTTTTCCCTCACCATTCCACTGAGTTAAACGCTATGGCAATTGTTGACCTGAACCAGCTCGCCGCGCCCGATGTTGTGGAAGTGCTGGACTATGAGAGCATCCTGAGCGAGCGCAAGTCAACGCTCGTCTCGTTATACCCAGAAGAACAACAGGAGGCCGTCGCGCGCACCCTGACGCTCGAATCAGAGCCGATTGTTAAGCTGCTGCAGGAAAACGCCTATCGGGAAGTTATCTGGCGACAGCGCGTAAACGAGGCCGCGCGTGCGGTCATGCTGGCGTATGCAGAAGATGCCGACCTTGACCAGATAGGCGGAAATTATAACGTCGAGCGCCTCGTCATCACGCCTGCAGACGACACGACGTTTCCGCCCACGCCAGCCCTGATGGAATCGGACACCGACTACCGCCTGCGCATTCAACAGGCTTTTGAGGGGTTGAGTACCGCAGGCTCGACCGGCGCATATCAGTTTCATGGCCGCAGCGCTGACGGGCGTGTCGCGGATATTTCCGTCATCAGTCCCGAGCCTGCGTGTGTGACCGTGTCTGTGCTGTCGCGTGAAAATAACGGCGTGGCCTCTGACGAACTGCTCGCCATCGTGCGCACTGCGCTTAACGACGAGGACGTCCGGCCGGTGGCGGACCGCGTGACCGTGCAGTCAGCGAAAATTGTCGACTATAAAATCACCGCGTCGCTTTACCTTTACCCCGGTCCCGAAAGTGAGCCGGTACCTATCTGGCGAACCTGTCAGACTCGGTTAACAGCTAAGGAGCTCAGAGCATGGCGTTACCACGCAAACTGAAATACCTGAACATGTTTAACGACGGTCTCAGCTAACGCCGATGACGTGCTGGCTGCAACCGGTTCGACCGTAAACCTGAGCCTCGCGGCCGACGTGGATATCGCAGAAGCCGCCGACATTATCACTAACATGCAGTCGGCATTTAACCTGCCGACCACCGAGATTGAGCGTGTCGCGGATGTGATGACGAAAGGCTTTACGTCATCAAACACCGGCCTCGTCGAGCTGGGCGAGGCGATGAAATATGTTGCGCCAATTGCCGAGGCTGCAGGGGCGAGCATCGAAGACACGACCGCTATGCTCGGCATTCTGGCGGATAACGGGATTAAAGGCTCGATGGCCGGTACGGGCGCGAGTGCCATTTTCAACCGTCTGCAGGCTCCAATGGGTAAGGCCGTTGAGGCCATTTCAGAATTAGGAGTGAAAACCCGCGACGGCAAAGGGAACATGCTGCCGGTCGAGAAAATCCTAAAAGATATTCACAAGTCCTTTGCGAAAAACAAGCTCGGTACGGCGGAGCAGGGAGAATATCTGAAAGTCATCTTTGGTGAGGAGGCCATGAAGGGGGCGATTAAACTCGTCGCCGCTGCCGGTGATGGCTCGCTCGATAACAAGCGCCAGCAAATCCTCGACTCAAAAGGCACGACCGAGCGCATTGCGAAAATACAAACGGATAACCTCGACGGCGATCTGAAAAACCAGCAGTCAGCATGGGAAGACCTGCAGATTGAGGTTTTCGAAAAAGAAGACTCAGCACTGCGTCGCCTGACGGTTTCCGCGACAGACTGGCTCGGCAAGGTGGCCGCGTGGGCGAAAGCTAACCCTGAACTGACGCAAACCCTGTTTAACCTTATCGCCGGTGGGCTGGCGCTGGTTGGGGTGCTCGGCGGGATTGGTCTGATTGCATGGCCTGTCATCGCAGGGATAAACGCGATTATTGCTGCTGCTGGCATGCTGAGCGTCGTTTTCACTACTGCCGGAAGTGCCATTGTCGCGGCATTAGGGGCAATCAGTCTGCCGGTGGTCGCGGTGGTCGCTGCCGTGGTGGCCGGTGCGCTGCTCATCCGTAAATACTGGGAGCCCATCAGCGTATTCTTCTCGGGTGTGGTAGAGGGATTAAAATCGGCCTTTGCGCCGGTGGCGGAAATCTTCTCGCCGCTCGCGCCGGTGTTTGATTCCATCATCGAAAAACTGCGCGGGGTCTGGCAGTGGTTCACTAACCTGATAGCGCCGGTTAAGGCAACGCAGGAGACGCTCGACAGCTGCAAAAATGCGGGGGTGTTGTTCGGTAAGGCACTGGCCGACTCGCTGATGTTACCGCTCAATAGTTTTAACAAACTGCGCGGCGGCGTTAACTGGTTACTGGAGAAACTCGGGGTTATCAATAAAGAGTCGAGCGACCTTGACCAGAAAGCCGCAAAAGCCAATGCGGCAACGGGTTCAGTTAAAGAGTCCAGTATCAGACCAACCCCGTTGTTTGGCGATTCTCAGTGGTATCACCCGGTGCCGGTTCCTGCCGGAAAGACCTATGTTGACCAGAGCAAACCTGAATATCACATCACTTTACAGGGGGGCGTCGCCCCGGGAAGTGACCTCGACCGCCAGCTCAGGGAGGCCGTCGATAAACTCGACCGGGAAAATCGTGCGCGCCAGCGCTCAAGTATGCGCCATGACTGATGAGGGCTAAAGCATGTTAATGGTACTGGGTTTATTTGTATTTGAGCGCCGAACGCTGCCGCATCAGTCGATGCAGTATTCGAAGGACTACCGCTGGGCGTCTAACGACCGCATCGGCAAACCACCGGCCTATCAGTTTCTCGGGGAGGGGGAAACCTCGCGCACGCTTTCGGGCGTGCTATACCCCGAAATCACCGGCGGCCGCCTCTCACTGACCGCCATCGAGCTGATGGCCGACGAAGGCAGGGCGTGGCCGCTGATTGACGGAACGGGCATGATCCACGGCATGTATGTCATCGATAAAGTGACCCACACGCACAGCGAATTATTCAGCGATGGCGCGGCAAGAAAAATCGAGTTTAGCCTCTCGCTGAAACGGGTCGATGAGTCGCTC